ACAGCGGCATAAATAGCTTTGTGGTAATCACTGTAATTTTTCAAATCACCATCTTTGTCAAAGAACTTCTCAACAAAATTATTTAAATTTGATTGTTTATCAGCAAGACTTTCTTTATTGCTTACATTATACCTAAACTTTTTATCTGAAACATTGAAATCAAAACCTTTGAAATCTTCGCCAAAAAAGTTTTTTGTATTCATTGTAAACTTATTGTGTCTTTCCTGTGCTATTTCTTGCTCTTTGTTGTGTTCATTGAAAAACTCTACTGCTTTTTGTTGGTCTTGAGTAGCTCCGGGTCTCAACTTGATTTCCTCGTAATACTTACTCTTAAGATCCTCTAAAAAGGTTTTAGCTTTTGCAATTTCTTCTTTATATGCTAATTTCTTTTTTCTTACTTGTCTGTCTTCTTCTATTTCCTCATCGTATGAAAACTGATCTTCTAGTAAAAAATTTATTTCTTCAGCATCTAAGTGAGGCTTACTCTTATTGTAATACTCCCTTAATAACTGATCACTATCAACTTGTGAGTAATCAGCGTTTAATCTTATGTAATCTTCCATAGTTCCACCAGTATCTTTCATAAAGTTTACTAATTTTTCTATGTTTTCTGGTAAAGGTTCTTTTTCAACCAAAGGTTTTATAGAAGTGTCTTTTTTTTCTATTACTTCAACTATTGGAGTTTCTTCTGTTTTTTCAATTACTTTTTCTTCCTTTACCTCTTCTTTAATTTCTTCAATATTATTGTTTTCAACTTCTTCTTTTGGAATTACAACTTTATCTATTTTTTGTTCTTCTTTTTGTTCCTCCAATTTACTTAAGTCTATTTTAATATTATCTTTATTTTGATTAGATAATTTTTTAGGTCTTCCTGGTTTTTTCTTTATTTTGAAAGTACCTTCTGTTTTTACTTCTTCTTGTTCTTTTGACATAATATAATATAATAATTAATAATTACTTAGGCATAAACTGATCTAAGCTGAATCCTTCTAAATTATCATTACCAGTGGATTCAAAATTTGTAGGTAACGAGTCATTTTGTCTTTGATTAATTAACTCACTTTGTTGAGTTGCTTGCATTTTAGTTCTATTGTCTTTTCTATCTTCTTTAGCATTTTCACTGCTCTGCTTAGCTTCTCCTTGAGCTTTAGCTAACTGCATGTTGTACTCAAACTCCTGCTCCATTAACTGTCTTTTTATTTGAGCCTCCATCTCCATTCTTTTTATATCCATTTGAGATTTAGCTTGCTCTAACTGTATTTTTTGTTCAGTTAAAACTTGTTGCTTTTGAGTTTCTGCTAAAGCTGTTTGCTCAGCCGTTTGAGCTTGAGCTTGTTGCTGTGATTGAATATTTTGTTGTTGAGCCGCTTGTTCTTCAGCTTGTTTTCTTTCTCTAAACTTTTTCAACATTCTGTTTGCTAACTTAAGGTTTTTTATTTCCCTTATTTCTATAGCGTTTTCTAAATATATTTGATTTTGTTGTAATGCAACTTGTATGTTTTGCTCTAAAAGTTGTTTTTCTTCTTCGTCTGGTTCAAGCTGTAAAAATATACCAAAATCATGTATGTTAACTTTTTTAAGTTCTTCTAGTGTTTTAGTGTTATACATTGATAAACTATTAACAAAAGCAGAATATGTTGTAGGAAAGCTAAGTGAATCAGCTATTCTTAAAGAAATATTTTCACAAGTTCTTAATGTTATGTGTAAGCTTGCTTGAAGAACGTGTCTTGTAGCTGTGTTAGAATTAGCAGCAGCAAGTTTTTGCAAACCAACTAAAGCGTATTTATCAGGACTTGAACCATCTTTAGCTTCGTTTAATCCGGTTACGTCTCTTATCATTTGCAAGTAATACTGGTAAGTCTGTATTAAAGAAGATATTTTTTGCATACCGTTAGAGGTTGCTAACTCTTGAATAGGAACTTTACCTGGGTTACCAGTGCCATCTTGAGCAAAAGATCTACCAACTATACTACCAGTTTGAAAATACATATTTAAAGCTTCTGCTGGGTTGTAATTTGTTCCATTACCAAGATCAACCTCTGTCAGGCCATCCATATCTACAAAAACACCATCTGGTACTATTCTAGACATTACTTGTTGTAGCTTCAAATGAGTTATTTGAATCATGTCAGCAAAAGTAGTTATTCTGTTTACTAATGAATCAATTTTACCTTTGTATATTCTAGGAGCACTTATTGTGTAGTTCATATTAACCTTACAAAGGTCAGACTCTGGTCTAGTTATGTTTTTAGATTGTTCCCACTGAAGCATTTTTGGAAAACCAAGTATCTTAGCTCCACTATATAGTACTTCAATAGATCTATAAGCTTTTTTCCAGTCATCACCCTCAGGTGCCTCAACAAAAGTATCTTGTTTTTCTAAAACTTTTTCTAAACCACTTGAAGTTTGTTTTATTTTAAAAACTTGATTAGTATAAGTTTTATACTCAAAGAATAATACTTGAACTGTTTGATCGTCATATCTACCACTCCAATTTCTAGTGTAGTTTTGATTACCTGGATATTTTTGTATTTGCTCCATATCGGATGGAGTTAAATACGGAAACTGTTTTTTAAGCTCAGGTATACTTAAAGGCTTTACTTCACCAACATAATATAAATCATCAAAATTTGGATCTTCAGTGTAAGAGTATACTAAACTAGCTGGATCAACATAATCAACGTTAATACCGTCTGATCTATTCCAAGAAGTTTTAGTAGCTCCAATACCAAGTACACATAAATCATAGTTAATTCTTTTTCTTATTTGATCGTATTTGTTTTTATCTAAAACAAAATTTATAGCTTCTTCTTCTGCAACTTCTATAGACTGTTTATAATCTAGTTGCATATGAACTTCTAAATCTCTTGGGTTTGTTGGAACGTCTTTACCTTTAGGACCTCTTGATATGTCCATTCCAGTTGTTTGCTTTATCTGCTCTATATAATTTTTAGCGTATATATCGTTTAATATATTTTCAGCGTACTCAGTTCTTTTTTTATTGCTTTCAGGATCTTGAGCAAATGAAGCTATTTCATAATTTCTTTGAGATATACCATTAACCAAAATATCAACAAACTTAGATACAACTGGTACAGGTTTCCAGTCTAAGTTTAAATAAGATAAATCGCCATTTATAGAAAGTTCGTCTTTATATTTTTGTATTGATTGTTCTCCTCTAGCATAAAGTCGAAGTTGATGAAACTTATTGTAGTTTGTATTAAACTTGTCATACCAACCTCTATCATTTCTAAACCACTCTGATTCTATAGCTTGTCCAACTCTCAAACCGTACTCGTTAGTAGCTTTTTCTGCATCAGGTACTACCTGATCTGGAAAAGAACTGTTGTTGCTTGCGTTAGCTATCATTTATATTATTTTTGATTTGTAACCTGTATTGTCATATTTTTTTATACCTAAGTTAATAGATTTTAAAGTTCTTTGTGCTGTTGGTATATATCTGTTTTTGTTGCAAGCCATTATAGCTAGCCCAGAACTTATAGAAGCATCATGCTTTGTTCTGTTGTTAATGTCAAATTTAGCCCAGTCTTCTAAGGTGTTTTGAAAATACATATCTCCGTGGCCGTTTTCGTTTAAGCCAACATAAGACTCTATGTAACTTTCTATAGCAGCGGCATGTGCTTGTTTAATATCTTGACTAGTGTTTGGTATACCACCTATTTCTTTTTCTGTTGGCGAAAGTTTATTCCATACTTTGTCTGGCCTATTAATACTATAACCTCTATAACCTCTTCTTTTTAAATGGTAAAGAAGTCTAGGTTTGTTATTTTCAGCTAAAATTGGCATACTGTAAAAAACGCAAGCCATAAGAACTTCTTCAAAAAATATTTCAGCTGTTTGAGGTCTGGCTATATATTCTAAGAAAAAGTGATTAGCCGGAGCATTTTCCATTGAAAACTTTGTTAATCCGTGTAACGATCCATTAGAACCTTTACCATCCACAGTACCACTAATGTCGTAACTATCACATCCAAATGCTCCAATATGTTCGTTTGCTGGATATTTAATACCATTTTTATTTACTATTTGATTTTGTAAATCTCTATTAGGTATCCAAGATATTAAAAACCTACCACCTTCATTAGGTGTAAAAATAACTCTTGTATCTTTTATACCATTTTCCCAAGAAAAAGAACCTTTAGTAACAGAAGATCTATTATTAAATTCTTCGTTGTGATCTATTTGTTCGTATATTTTTGTTAAGTTAAATAAAGATGTTTTAGTTTCATCTCTAAAAGCATGTTGCTCTGTTCTTGGAAACTGCCTATAATATTCGTTTAAACTATCTTGATCTTGTTTTAATCCTTCTACTTCGTTTTCCCAATGCTCTATTACTCCTGTTTCAATTGGGAAATTGTCAATTCCGAGTGTTTTATTTTTTGGCGTAGTGAATACAGGTGATCCAAAAGTATCCATGAATCCTTCGTAGTTCCACTCCATAGGGATGAAAAGAGAATAGAGGCCAGAAGCTGTTTGTCCGTTTCTATTTCTTTTTGTAACATCTGAACTGTAGTATAATTTCTTAAAGTTGTCTCCACCTTTGTCTAAAGAGTTTGATGTTGAGCCCATCATACATTTACCTACTATACGTCTACCTAGTCTTAATGTAGTTTTTGTAACTCTCCAGTTGTTTAATATATTATCAGGTCTTTCCCATTTACCACTTTCATCATGAGCTAGTATTTTTAGCTTTTCACCATCGTAAGAGTTATCACCTGTATTTTTCCAATCAATAGTAGTATCAAGACCTTGCAGCTCTTTTAACTTAACGTTATCATCTAATTTACGTCTAGTAAGCTTTGAAGCGGGTACTCTATATGCCAGTTCGGTCTTAGGACGATCCATACCATCTTGGATCGGTTTAAAGAAAAACGGATAGTTAACGGATATTGGTACAACCTTGTCGGTAAACATTTTTTTAGCATCAGCTCCAGACTTAGAAAGGATACCGAATCTGGCATCTGAAGATATTGTGGCTTGGTTAACGAGTTCCGCTGACGACATAAAAGAAAATCCAGACCGTCTGTTTTTAAGATAGCACATTCCATAACATCTATTATCTGCTTTGCATGCCTCCCAAAATATAAAGAAGAGTCTGTTTGCTTCTCTGTAGTCGGCCGCACCAACGTCAATTTTTGACCACTGCAAATACATGTAATGAGTACCAGTAATATAAGTAGGCACACCGTTATTAAAGAACCAATAACCTTCGTCTCTTTTTCTAAATTCATTATCTATGTAATCAAACCATTTTTCTTTAAAATCTGTAGGGTATTCCTCCCAGTCAAATCTTGTTTTTATTCTAGCTAATTCTTTTGGGTATTCTTGTTTTTCCCAATACTGTTCCGCTTTCTTTTCACTTCGTTTAAACGGTTCATACTCTGCTGGTAAAGCAATCCTAAGATTTTGTATTTCAATGACCTTTCCAATTTTTCCAGTTTTACTAATTACTACAAAGTTATAATCTTTATTATATCCATACTCCCACTTTTTATATCTGTTTTGTTTAGATAATAATTTTGGATTAATAACATCTTTAACTTCTTTACAAAGCGATTGCTGATAACTCATTTACTTCTCCCTTCGGCAAATTTAAAAACCCTTTCTTCTTTTTTTTCTTTAGGTTTTTCACTTAGCATTTCTTCTTCTTCTTGTATACGACTGAGTATTTCAAAAGCATCCATTATAGCTAATTTTTTTGTAGCGGCAGCATTTTTAAGTCTATCAGCACTTACGTCATCGTCTGAGTCAACGATCTTTTCTTTAGCTACCTTTATTAACTCCTCAATAGCTTTTTGCCCAGCTTGGATTATTTTCTTTTTCGTTTCCTTCGTATTCATGAGTTAAGGCTATATCATTAGATTTCATACAATAAAGGCGTTCGCCTTCTATAATAAATTCAAACTCTGAGTTCGGTGTAAATACAACAAGGTCACCAGGTGTTAATCCTATGGCTTCTAATGAACTATTAGAATATTTTAGTATACCAAAGTGTTCTTGTTCCTTATTTAAACTTAGGTTTGATTTATTTAAAATAGGTTTTACAAAACAATAGTTAAGATTAGGTTTTAAATTATAC